CTGTTTCTTCCATCTCCTCTTTAGTGATATCTTTAGCAGCAGAGAAGAGCATACGAGCCCCTGGACGTGTGCGTAGGTATTCAGCAAATTCGGCTGCTTCACGGTCGGTGTAATAGCCGTCTTTAGGCTTAGATAGATCAGGTTCATCGTACCCGAGTAACCATGCGGGGCTCACATTTAAAGCATTAGCTAATAGATAGACCTTATCTTGTTTAGGCTCGTATCGATTATTTAGCCAATCTGATATAGATGATTGACGGATACCAGTGCGTTTGGCTAATTCGGTCTGAGTTATTTTGTGCTCTGCCATGACACTTTTTAAACGATTTATAAATTGGGTACTCATAATTCATTCTCCTCTAGGACTAACTTTACAGTTATTATAAACGGAAAACCGTCAAATGTAAATATTAAACCAAACTTAAACGGAAAACCGATAGACAAGGAGTAGAAAGTGATGTATCATTTAAGTACGGAAAGCCGATAATGAAAGGAGGTGAAAATTATGGAATTTGATTATACTAATCTACGAGAATTTATTAAAAATAACTTCCGTACTCTTAAAGGATTTGCCTTGTTCCTTGGTATCGGAACGACACAGCTTGGGCAACGCTTATCAAATAAAGTCCCTTTTACGCAAAAGGAAATTGATAAGGTGGCTAATGGTATGCCAAGCGGGAAATTAGATATGGAAACTATTGATTCTCTTTTTTTTAAAAAGAAATAACGGAAACCCGTTATTTAGGATAGTGTTATGAAACAATTCGTAAAAAATGAAAGACAAGGGAATATGAACAGTAGAAAAGAATACACCATAAAAATAAAAGTAGATACATCTGAATTAGATGATGCGATCAAAAAGCTAAAAAGGCTTAATAAGTTAGCAAAAAAAAATAAATTGCCACGTGTAACATTTAGCACACATGGCAATTTAAACGAAAAGGAATTTATTGAGCTTCTAGGCAAGTACCAATGGAAATAGCAATTACTGATGATGTATCTAAAAGCAATGAACCAAGTTCTTGGACTGATCCAGATGAGATTAATTTAACATCCTTTAGTAGCAATGAATTCTCATCAAACAATAGATGCCTTTCAGAATTTGGGACATAATTTTTATTTAACGCTTTTTCTGTACTTTTTAAGCATTGATAGAGTAGCTTGGATTGAATATCAGACTCATCACTATATACAGGAAGAGCAGACAATAGACCAGCATTAGTAAGTAATATAAGCCGATTGCCATTTAATTCATTAGCTTCTAAAGAAACAGCGAATGCAATGATTTTCTTATGCATATCCATATAATCACCTCCTTTCAAGGTGATTATACAAACAATAAATAAAATTTATTAATGAATATACAAAATATACATGAATAATTTGTAAAAGGAGGTAGCTATGAATAAAAAACAATTATTAGAACTAGCTAGTTGTTGTTTATGGATTTTAGCGCTCGGCTTGTCCGCAGGTATAAGTTTATTCATGATGTTATCCCTGGTGCTTCTAGCATTTTAGGAGGTAGTTATGAATAAGATGTGCATTACGGTAGCGGAGGCTGCAGAACTTGCTAGCGTACCGCAAGCCGTTATCCGAGAATGGGCGCAAGATTTTGACTTCCCGTCCATGAAAATCGGTAAACGTGGAGGTAAACGCCTTATCCACGTTGAGTCGTTTAATGCTTGGCTAGCGAAACGTTGCCAGGCACGAATAGGAGAGTAAACATGTTGAAATTAGTTTATGCACTTCGCATTATCGCAGCTGTATTAGCTGTTGGTGCCATGGGGAGCCTACAACTTGATGTAATCGACTTTTGGACTTGGTTTTGTCAAACCATGCTTGGTGTTACATTATGGATTTTAGCTGGATATTGGTTAGAAGATATCCACGAATTGGAAAAAGAAAAAGTCCGCTGGTGAAAAGTTAGAAGAAGTTTCAGCGGACTTGGTAGAGTGGAGATTAAAACACTCTACCTGTATTGTACAAAATATAGGAGATTAAAACAATGAATAAAACAGTATTAATGACAGCAACAATCGCATCTTTAGCAGTAAACGTATTTGCTGCTAATAACAATACTTTGGTAGGCACGGACAATAACATTACAGCTACTTCTCATAGCTCTTTGGTATCTGGTTACCAAAATACAATAGACGCTAACAACGCACTAGCATTTGGTACTAATAATACAGTAACAGGTGAAAATGGCTTCGCAGGTGGTAATAACGCTACTGCAGCAGGTCGTAACTCCTTCGCCTTTGGCTCCCATGCCGAAAGCTTGGTGGAGTACACTATTGCAATGGGCAATCAAGCTCGTGTTTCTAGCTATGACAGTGTAGCTATTGGCAACGGTGCATTTGTATCCGGTGAATCCAGTGTAGCGCTTGGCCGTACTAATAACGTGACTGGTGAAAACTCCGTGGCAATCGGTGCTAACAACGGCACAGTAGCCGGCGGACAAAGCGCCGTAATTGGCTACAACAATAAAATCGGTGCTGACAAAGAGCAATTAGTGTTCGGTTCTAATTCTGAATCTAATGGTCAAGGTGCTCTTACATTTGGTACGCATGCCAAATCCTTAGCCACTGACGCCGTTGCATTCGGTAACAATACGATTGCTGATAAAGCAAATTCTGTAGCAATCGGTACTAACAGCGTTACAGATAGCGCCGTGGGAGTTGACGGCATCACGATTAATGGCACTCGCCATATCTTTGCCGGCGAACAACCGGCAAGCGTAGTAAGTTTTGGTTCTAAAGCCCGTGCTGGCGCAGGCGGAGTAACTCAATACAACCGTCAATTAACTAATGTTAGCGCCGGTCAAATCTCTGCGGACTCTTTAGACGCCATTAATGGCTCTCAACTTTACGCTGTAGTAGATGAAGTTGAGGCTAATGCTAAACAAATTAACAAAAACAAGCAAAACATTAAAGACGTAGCAATCGGATTAAACATGTTAGGCGATGTAGTGAACGATCACGAACAAGCTATCGCTGGCAATACTACTGCAATTACTAACAATACTAACCGCATCAATGGCAATACATCTGCTATTACTTCCCTTGGCCAAAAGGTAACTGCTAATACAGCTGATATCCGTGTACTTGAAAAGGTAGCGGATAACCACGAAGGGCGCATTACTGATTTGGAACATCGTTCTTTGGGCTTAGCTAATGACATTAACAACAAAGTCAACAATCTTGGCCAACGTGTTAATAAGTTAGGCGCAAGCTCCGCAGCACTTGCAGGTCTACACCCCCTTGAATATAACAAGAATGACAAAGGTAGTTTTGCTATTAGCTATGGTCATTACCGTAACGCTAACGCAATCGCACTTGGCGCATTCTATAGCCCTAACGAAAAAGTACGCTTAGGATTCGGCATCACTTTAGGTGGTGAAACTCAATTCAATATTAATGCTGCATTCCGTACCGGTAGAGGTTCTGAATATGAACCACAAGCTAAGAATGGTGAACTCGAACAACTTCGCCAGGAAGTAGAAACACTTAAAGCGTTAGTTAATAAATAAGGAGGTTACTATGCCGGAATTAACATCTAAAAAGGTTATGCCCACGATTAATACATTTGACTTTGATTTCTTTGCTGGCAACAAAGGTAAAAGAAATGCAGCTCAAAAAGTAGCAATTATTACAACTAATAGTTACATTAAACTTTCGCTAGCTGCATATAGAAAACTAAATGGACCTGAGTATTTTAGAGTTGGGATAGATATTGATAATAAAGCAATTTGTGTAGCACCAGCGTTATCTACAGAGACTTATATATTTAAGCCAACAGCAACACAAATCGAAAGAAATACTATTTATATATCTAAAAGTCGCAGTGTAATCAAAAGGCTTCGTGAACTTGGCATTCCAAAGATTGTAGAAGGTCGCTTAGTTGATGATGAATTACTGTTTAAATTCTAAAGGAGAAACTATCATGGAAAATCAAAATATCTTAACTATTAAATTCAACACATTAGACGATCTAGCAGTGCAAGTAGCAGATTGGAATGAACGATTAAATCATCAATGCTGCGGTAATTGCTCTGATACCGAAGTCCATACAGCTACAGTTGGCGAGACTATCGATGTCGAAGTAGAGGCTCCTGTAGTTGAAGAAAAAGCAGATACGAACCCACAACCTGAGCCTGTTGAAGTTGTGCCTGTACAAGAAGATGTTCCTGTAACTGATTTCGAAGGTAAACCAACAAAATCTAAAAAAGAAGAAAAGGTCGAACCAGTAACCGATTCTGTAGTAGAACCTGCTCCTGCTGAAACACCAACTGAGGAACCAGTGACTATTCAAACACCAGAACAGGATGCAGCATTAGATGTAACTGCTGAACCGGTAGATAAAAAAGCCTTTTATAAGGAATTCCGTGAATGGATGGGCGAAGATGGGGTAAAAGCAAAAAAAGCACTTGCAATTTTTAGCAAGCATGGTGTTACTCGTCCATCTAGTGACTCTTTGACAGATGATCTTATCACCGATTTGAAATCCATTATGGCAGAGGAGGCTTAAATATGTCTAAACAACAATTCAAAAGCCAAGCAGATATATGCAAGAAGTCGCTAGACATATTACATAAGGCAATTGAACTGGACCCTGGTAATGCTGAAGAATACCAAGCTGGTATTGCTTACACAGAAGGGGTTATGAAAGCCTCTAATGCCATTGTAAAAGCTTTTGATGTAGTAGAGCCACCTAAGACAGCTACACCTAAAGAAAAATCTGAAGACACTCCTAAAGAAGAAAAACCTAAACGTAAGCGTAAGGCCAAATCAAGCGAGCCTCCTGTACCTGTTGTTAAAGAGGCTGAAGAAGTGATTGCCCCTGTGCCAGAAGAAGATGCGGACTTATTCGCTATGTTCGGCGACTAAAAGGGGGTATTCACTGTGGAGATTGTATCCAGTACCTATATTCACAAAATGTTCGATAGCGTAATCCTAGAGGCTCCTTATGGAGCAGAATACACAACTGTCCACCATATCGACTGTGGGTTTACGTTTGGGGGTAGCTGGCAACGTAAATATTCATATCATAATGGATATGTTACCGGTGCCAAATACTACACCTGTCCAAACTGCCAAACATCTTCCAATCCTTGTGATCATAAAATTTACTATTCCATTAGTGATGAGAAAGTATATCCTGTCACTGCTCATGTGGAGGTTATTAATTACAAACATTTTTTAGATTTAAAAATTAGATACCAAGGCATACAGCTTTTCTTTGACGGTAGAAAAAACGACCACGGAATGTGTACGGAAACGTTGCGATTCGACTTTAAGAAACGCAAGGCTATCTTCATTGATAGATTTAGAATTCGTTATGAATTGACTGTTGATTACATTCGTGAAAATGAGATTATGCCTGTACTTAAATTCTTTGGTGATTCATATGCAATGACAGACTTTAACAGAAAATTTTTAAACAAAACATTCAAAGCATTAAGGTCTATGTTTGAAAAACGATTAAAGGAAACATATGGGTATGGCACTAAAGATGTATACGTAGCACCTGGTGCTACTGAGGAGAACGGCTATCATTTTACTATGCTGCTTAATATGATTTTAAAATTATCGGCGCCTGACATGCCTAGCATTGTGAGTCTAATGAGACAGTATGTACATTGGACTAACGCTTATAGCTTATATCGATACACCAATATCCCATTCGAAGAGGATGTATTAACAGCTACAAGAAAAGGTATGAACTTTCAAGCTGCACTTAGACAATCATATAAAGCCCCAAATAGTAGGTCCTTACGAAAACGTATGGTTGATGATCCATTAAGTGTATATATGACTGATGTTCTTAATCTCTTTAGTGACGAAAATTGTAGACGTACTATCCTTACCCTACAACGAAGTTATGAAAGTGCTTGCCCATATACAGGCAAGCTTCATAACGCCAACGATTTTCGTAAAGCTATGAAGTTAAATACATCTTACTCTAAGGATATGTGGCAAAAGCTAATTAAGCGATGTGGTGAGACGGCTGTATTGCGTTGGATGTTATCTGAAGATATTCGTGATGTTGAGGACTGTGTAGATATGTACGTTAAACTCGAACCAAAATATCGAGATGCATTATGGGAGAAACGATTCAAGTTGAAGAACTTCCATGATGAAGTAATCAACATATTCAATAAGCAGGAATATGGAGATGTAATATTGCCTGCTCAACCTCAATTACAAGCTGATATGAATGGGATGCACTTTATGGTTCCTAAGACTGCAGCTGATTTAATGACTGCTGGTAAACGGTTAAAAAATTGTGTTGGATCATATCGAGATAGAGTCATGAAAGGAACTACGGCAATAGTGCTAGTTACTGATGATGCTATGAAGCCGGTCGCATGCCTAGAATTGGCCAATAAGGGCAAGAAGAAAGGTCGTCAAATATTTGACTTAGTACAGGCTAAGCTCTTTGCTAATGAAATGCTTAAAAAGAATGCTCATATTAATTCGACGGTCATGCAATGGGCCAATCAATTAAAGATTGAACCGCATACTATCGATGTGGATGCCACTGTTGTATAGGAGATCACTATGAAACTCACAAAATTAGAATTACTAAATTTTAAAGGGCTAAAGTCCTTTACCATAAATCTTAATGGCGATGTCGTAATCCGTGGCGATAATGCTACTGGTAAAACAACTGTATTTGACTCTGTGTGCTGGTTACTATTTGGCAAAGATAGCCTAGATAGGGCTGACTTTGAAATCAAAACATTGGATGGCGGAGAACCCATTCATAAAGTTAATCACGAAGTCACAGGCACTTTTACATTGGATGAAGGAGGCACTGTTGAATTAAAGCGTGTGTACCGGGAGAAGTACTCATCCCCTCGTGGTGGTGAAGTAACTATGACAGGTCATACGACAGACTACTTTGTTGATGGTGTACCTAAGAAAGAAAAAGAATACAAAGAAATGGTTAGTTCACTTGTCGATGAAAGCATCTTCAAATTAATTACAAATCCATTGTATTTTAACGAAACGTACTCCTGGCAAAATCGTCGCAAGTTACTTTTGGAAATGTGCGGGGATATCTCAGACGAAGATGTTATCGCAAGCCATGATGAATTAAGACGATTGGCTGAACTGTTAGAGGGGAGAACAGTAGATGATCATCGTAAGGTGGTCGCAGCAAAGAAGACTGCTATTAATAAAGAACTGGATATGATTCCGATTCGTATTGATGAAGCTGTGCGTAACAAGCCTGAAACTGCATCTGATAAAGCAAAACTCATTCGTGATATTGAAACCTTATCCGCTGGTATAGATGAAGTTGAAAAGCAAAAGGCAATTATTCAAAACGGGTTTAGTTCTACTGAAAAGGAATCTAAAATCCGTGATATTAACCGTCAGATAGAGGCTCAAAGCTCTAAAGTACTATCCGACTATCACAAACAAAAACAACATCTACGTGGTGAATATGAAGCCTCTTTAACCAAACTAAAAATGGTAGAAGTAGACAGAGATAGATGTGCTGATAGACGAGATGAGCTCAATAAAGAAATTGAACGTGAGTCTAAACGCATTGTAACCTTACAATCTGAATTTGATACGTTTAACGCACAACAATTCAATAAAGAATCTTGCCCTACTTGTGGACAAGCACTACCCGCGGATAAGCAAGAGATTCTCGAGGCAGAGTTTAACGCCAATAAATCTAAGAAGCTTGAGGAGTGGAAAGGGCTTATTGAAAGTGCAGTAAAGCTTAAAGCAAACTATGAAGAGCAACAAGAAATTATGGTGTCAAAGATTGATAGTTTAACTACTGAGGCATCTCAATATAATGATGCTTACAATGTTAAATTCAAAGAATATGAGGCATACTCTGAGCCTAATCTTGAAGATGATCCAGTCTATGCTGATTTGAAGGCTCAATTATTCTTACTAGAGATTGACGATGAACCAGGAGCTGATACTGAAGAACTTACTAAACTTGACGAAGAGTTGAGCTCTATGAAGTCTAAAAAAGCAGGGCTTGAGACTGAATTAAATAAATTTAAGCTTATTGATGATATTAACCATCGAATCTTTGAGTTAGAAAACCAACAACAAAAGTTAGTGGCAGAAAAGAACGCACTTGATGAAGCGTCCTTCTTAATGGATGAATTCATTAAAGCAAAGGTTAATATGCTAGAAGATGTCATTAACTCGAGATTCAAGTTAGCGCGATTCAAGATGTTTAATGTCATGATCAACGGAAACATTGAGGAGTGCTGCGAAACTACCTATAAGGGGGTACCATACCGCAGTATGAATAATGCAGCACGTATTAATGTAGGGTTAGATATCATTAATGCATTAACAAGTTATTTCAAAGTGAATGCTCCGGTATTCATCGATAATGCAGAAGCAGTAACTGGATTTGTTCCAGTTAATAGTCAAACGATTAAGTTGATCGTTGATGAATCGAAACCGCAATTAACTGTTGAGGAGGTGTAGATATGAATGATTTACAGATTTATAAGAACGATACATTTGGCCAAGTTCGTATTTTAGAAAAAGATAATGAATTATGGTTTGTTGCAAAGGACGTCGCTGATACTCTCGGGTACCAAAACGGTAGTCGAGATGTAAACCGACATACTGATGAAGAAGATAGAACAAAGACAATGGTGTTTGATGGTAATCAAAATAAAGAAACGATTTTAATTAATGAAAGCGGACTTTATTCCCTGGTACTATCCAGTAAACTCCCAACAGCGAAACAATTTAAACGATGGGTTACGTCGGAAGTAATCCCACAAATTCGTAAGACTGGTGCGTATAGCATGAATATTCCAAAGTCATTGCCTGAAGCGTTAAGAGCCTATGCTAATGAAGTTGAGTTACACAATGCAACGAAAGCAATTGTAGCACAACAAGAACAGCAGATTGCGGAGTTTAAGCCGGTTAAGGATTACGTGGATAAAATTCTCTCAAGTAAATCCTGTTTAGCGATTACTCAAATTGCAGCTGATTATGGGCTTAGTGCTCAAGAGTTAAATAAAATTTTGCATGAAGCTGGTCTACAACGTAAGGTCGGTGATCAATGGATTCTGTACAAGCAACATATGGCTAAAGGGTTTACAAAATCCGAAACCTTTACGTTCTGCAGAAGTGATGGTCGCTTAGACTCTAAAATCACAACTAAATGGACTCAAAAGGGCCGTTTAGAAATTCATAATATTTTATCTAAATTAGATATCCACGCTGTATGCGAAAACGTGGCATAGGAGGTACATAATGGGCGAAGTAACAAAAGCACAAACTCAAACACCATCGCTTAAAACTATGGTGTCTAGTGAGTCGGTAAAGAAACGTTTTAATGAAATTTTGGGTAAAAAATCAGCGGCCTTTGTGTCCAGCTTGATTTCTGTATCTAATAATAATGAACTTTTATCAAAAGCAGACCCTACTACAGTTATTACTGCAGGTGTGATGGCAGCCACTTTAGATCTTCCAATTAACCAAAACCTTGGGTTTGCTTATATTGTTCCTTTCTACAACAGCAAAAAGAAAATTAATGAAGCTCAATTTCAAATGGGTTACAAAGGGTATATCCAGTTGGCCATGCGCACAGGTCAATATAAGACCATTAATGCTAGTGAAATCTACGAAGGCGAAATTAAACACCATAATAAACTTACAGGCGAATTCGAATTAGGCGAGCGAACTGGTGATAATGTAGTTGGTTACATCGCTTATTTCAAACTCATTAATGGTTTTGAAAAGTATTTATATATGTCTAAAGAAGATGCTGAAGCACACGCTATAAAGTATTCCCAAACATACAAAAGGGGTTTTGGTCTTTGGAAAACTGACTTTGACGCAATGGCCATCAAAACAGTACTCAAACGTTTGTTAAGTAAATATGGTATTTTATCAGTCGAAATGCAGAGCATGGCTAATGCAATCTCTGCAGATGGCGCCGTCATTCGTGATAATAATGGCGAGCTTACCCCTGATTTCGAAGGTGAAACTATCGATGTTCAATCAGATGTGGAAGAAACAATCGCTAATAATGCAAATTCTGAAGCCATTGACATCGATCCTGCCCCTACTAGTGAATTTGTTAATCCGGAAACTGGCGAAGCAGTTAATATGTTTGGTGATTAATTGTGATTAGTATTCAAGCATTCGGTAGTAGCTCAAAAGGGAACTGCTACCGAATCAAAACCTCCACTAATGGGGATGAACTTCTGCTTGATGCAGGGTTATCCTTTAAAGAAATTCAACGGTATTGTCGATTTAACTTTCTGCATCTATGTGGGGTATTAGTCACTCATGAACACGGAGATCATAGCAAAGCTGTTCACGATTTATTAAAGCTTGGCCATCGTGTATATATGTTAAAAGATACTGCAGATGCGTTATATGTAGCAGGTAATCATAAAGCTATTTACATTACACCTAAAGTTCAATTTACGATAGGCAATTTTAGTATTTTGCCTTTTGAATTAGAACATGATGTTCCTAATGTTGGATTTTTAATTTCTGACGGTGAAGAGAAACTCTTATATATTACCGACACCTATTACTGCCGATATACGTTCAAAGATGTTGATCATATCATGGTTGAATGCAACCATTCCTATGAAATCCTAAATCAACAAGTAGAAGCTGGTTATTTAGATGGAAAGCGAATGGAACGGTTAATTCAATCTCACTTTTCACTAGAAAACGTTATTCAATTCCTCAAATCGATGGACCTAACTAAGTGTCAAGACATACGGCTACTACATTTATCTGACAGCAACTCAGATGCAGAAATATTTAAACAAGCTGTTCAAGCTGCTACTGGCAAATTAGTAATCGTAGAACAAGAAAGGAGCCCAATATGATTATTAAATCAATTCAAATAAAAGATGCTGACATTAGTATCGCATTTCAAAAGCCGTCTACAACTGGTTTTACCGATGTATTAACGCTTAAATCTAAAGATGATCCACGTCCTGAACTTCTGCAAGCATTTAGTAAACTGCAGTCTATTGTGAAGAAGAACTTCGAATTTCTGGAAGAATTTAAAATTCCATTTTTGGTAAACACATTCAAATTTAAGTATGGCGACATTGAAGGTCTTATTCACCAGGTTGGTGTTGAAGGTATCGTGTCTGATATTAACACTCCTAACGAGTTCAAATTCAAAACAGATTGGTTAAATGTTGAATATGCAGACTCTACATTCGCTATCTCTGTTCAAGACTTAATCGATGAATGCGTGAAATTTATTATGGGACGTCGAGCCCAGGATAATTTATTTGTAGATGAGGAATGATGAATGGCCAAGGATGTATATTACTTCAGCCACGATGTTAATGCGAGCAATGATCCTAAAATCGTGGCAATGGAGTCAGAATTTGGGGTTATTTCATATGCCTGGTGGTGGAAATTAATTGAAAAACTTGCTTCATCTGAGGACTACAGACTGCCTTTTAAAAAATACACATTTATAGCTCTTGATAAAGAACTAGGAATTTTGAACGAAAATGAACGACCGTTGAACGAAAATGAACGACCGTTGAACGAAAATGAACGCACTTTCTTTTGTTCAAATAAATCATTTTTGTTCGTAAACTCGTTAATTTATGATTTTGAATTGCTTGAATGTGATGACGAGTATTTTTGGTCTCCTAGTTTGATTCGCAGACAAGAAGAGCGAAGAAGTAAATTTGAAAAAAAGCAGGAACAACGTAGGCTCGCAGGCATTAAAAGTGGTGAAGCTCGCAGAAAAAAGGAACAAAAACGAACGGTCGTTCAACGAGATTTAACGGTCGTTGAACAAAACGAACAAAAGGAAAGGAAAGGAAAGGAAATTAATAATATAGAGAGAGATACGCGCGCGCGTGAAGATGGAAATCCTCTATCTATGTTTGACGATGATGAAATAAAAAATAAACCTATTTACGAACTGTATATGAAGTCAATTGGAGATATATCGCCTGTTATTAAAGAACGGTTAGATGATCTAGTTGAATCATATGGTAAGGAACGAGTTATTGTTGCTATCAATACCACAGCCGATAACGGTGGTAATAGTATCAAGTATGTTGAAACTGTTACAGCAGGGAATTTAAAAAAGGAGGTGAATAAAGATTTTGGAACCACTAAACGTAACAGCAGCAATAGAGGCTCTTCGAGAAAAGACGAACAAGTTGACTGGCAAGCGGAATATGAAAGAGTACACGGTAAAAAATGAGTTCTTTTATCCAATTTATGATAAACCAGTAGTAATTCAAACCAATGTTAATACTACGTATGCTGCAGTTGGAATTCCTAAACGATATTACGATATGGATTTCGACTGGTTGCGTAAGCATGGTAGTTTCCCGAAAGAAAATGCTGAAGCCTATGCTGTGGTTAAGGAGTACTCTCATAACCTAAAAGAAAATCTTGAGTCTGGCAAGGGGCTTATATTAAGGGGACCAGCTGGTACAGGAAAGACATCTATTGCAGTTAGCCTTCTAAAAGAGGCCATGAAATTAGGCAGAGGATGCCTTATGATTTCAATGCCAAATCTACTAGATAATATGCTTACGTTATCTAAGGGCGATAATGTAGCCTATCTGAGCTATGAGCAAAAACTTAGAAATATTCCCTTGTTATTGCTTGATGATTTCGGGGCAGAGTATTCGAAGTCTGACTGGGTAGCATCTAAGGTTGAAAGCGTTATTATTGATCGCTACAACCGAATGAAGCCTATAATTCTTACGACGAATTATAGCGAGACCTGGACTGAAGAAAATTATAGTCAAAGAATATACGACCGCTTACGTGGAGAATATGAAGAGGCTATATTCAATGGAGAATCACACCGATGAAGATTCTCCTGCGATGTCAGTTTAGGTTTAGAAAGAAAGCCCATAACCGATTTCCAACGTTAAATGAGTATATTGACTGTGAGCGTGGTTCGACTATAGCAGCCGCCGCTATGAAAAAGAAATGCACCGAGCAAGTCAAAGAACAATGTCTATCACAACAGATAGAATCGGTTAAGGGTAAAGTAGACCTATTATTTGAATGGCACTCATCAACCAGGCATGATCCTGATAACGTAGCTTTTGCTAAGAAATTTATTCTTGATGGACTACAAGCTGCAGGAGTGCTAGAAAACGATAATAGGAAATTCATCGGGACTATGGCTGATGAGGTTGTAAATGACGATGATGATTTTGTGATTGTACATATCACAGAACATATGAGTATATTCCTATAGTCGCTAATAGCCATAAAAATCAAAATTTCATATGTATAAGAACGTTTTAATGCGTTAATGAGTAAATCTTCATGAAGTTGGAATAAAACACAATACGGACTAAAATAAAGCGTAAAGGGGGAGATGCATTTGAATGAATGCGAAATTGAAAAAATCACTAGGTTGGCCACTGAGGTGGCTACTAAAACCTACTATGAATTAGCAAAGCAAGAAAATGCACAGCTAGGTCGTAAACTTCGACACAACACGATTAAGCTGTTAAAGCATTATAGTCAGTTACAGTCATACGTAGACAATGCTATCACGGATTCGACACAAGCCGAGGATATATGGCTCAATGAACTGTTAATTGATATGTTTGATGATAAGAGCATTGTGAAAGTGAATGCGATTGTTAAAAGCAAAGAAAAAACAGCATTGATGATGCGACATGTAAATAACATGCTCGATATCTATGCTGAAAAGTGTAGCGCAAAGCAATTTAAGTATTGTGAGTGTATGCGCAGGTATTATATTAATGGGGAAACGCTAGAGCAAATTGCTGAATCTTTTCCTGAAAAGCCAGATGTTCGTACCATCAAACGCTACATCGCTAGAGGCATTGAAGAGTTATCTGTATTGCTATGGGGCGTTATTGGGTTAAATACAAAGTTAACCTGAAAATTGTCCCAAAACTGTCCTAGACCTGTCCTTCTTGACAGTTTATAATGATAGTGTGAGTTAATAGGGAAACAAATTAATCTCTCTCGACAAAGTGAATACCTAGAACACTAAAGCAAAAAGACCGCTTAATCTATACGATTGGGCGGTCTTTTTGTATCCAAATTTTAAGAAAGCGAGGTGAATACGATTGACTGATGTGTATTGTGAAAAGAGACGGTGTCTTAATAATGTGAAAGGTTGGTGCAAGGCTAATGGGATTCATATTGATCACATGTGTAAATCGTATGCGCCATCACATTCGTTAGTAAAAACAAAAACCGCAAAGGTTCATAAGGAGTGCGGTAAATATAGACAAAATAAAGGCGTATTAAGATAGCTTTTGGGGCAGTACCCGCGCTAAATAATAAAAAAATAAATTTAAAATATTACACGTTTCGTTGAATTTTTTAGAAATTTTTTGGAGTAGGTTCTTCTGGAGAAAATTGAAAGCGTGCGGTGGCCGAGACCCCAAAAATTGCCTAGATTTTAATTTTTTTATGACCTTGCTAGTGATACAGGTAATGAAAGGGGGCTGATTGATAAGTGAAAATTACAGATGATTTGAAAACGGCAACGGCCTCGCAGTCAAATCTGGCAAAAGCACTTGGACTCTCGCGTCAACGTGTTTCGCAACTGCTCCAAGAAGGGGTTTTAGCTACCGATGAAAAGAATAATATCCTGGTTATCAAATCCGTTATCAATTATGTCAAATATAAGGGTCAATCCTCTGCTGAAGAGGTAAGTAGTTCCGATGATGCGGTATTCGAGGTTGAAAAGGCCAAAAATGAACGCGCAAAACGCAGGATTGCTGAGTTGAAACTAGCCAAAATGAACGGGGAGGTGTACTCAGCAGATACTGTAGAACAGGTAATGACAGAAATGCTTGTGAATTTACGTACACAATTGTTAGGATTGCCAACTAAATTGGCTCCGCAGTTACAAAATATAACAAAAGAAGAAGCATATAATCTGTTAACACAAGAAATTGAGGACAAATTGTCCGAATTAAGTGAATATACGCCGTCATTATTCATGGATAGCGATGAATTAGACGATGATAAAGCGCCAAATTAGGCGCTTTTTTAATGCAAAAAAGGAGGTGATAGCATGAAAACGGCAAAAGAATTGTGGCAATATGTTTCTAAAACGGGCCTGAAACCACTACCAAAAACCAGTGTTAGTCAATGGGCTGACGATTATCGCATGCTATCACAAGGCCTTTCTGCTGAACCAGGGCGGTGGAAAACGAGTAGAGCCCCCTATCAAAAAGAGATAATGGATGCTTTCACGCAACCTGGTATCAATCGCGTAGTAGTAAAGTCTGCATCACAGGTCGGGAAGGCTCTTGATGTAGAAACACCAATTATGACAACTACAGGATGGAAACGCATGGGCGACTTAACCATTAATGATCAAGTTTTTGATGAAAATGGTAATCCTGTTCGAATTTTAGCAGTTAGTGAAGTGTGGAATGACAGACCTTGTTATGAAATTCGCTTTTCAGACGGAGCAGTTATCATCGCTGATGAAAACCATGAGTGGTGCGTAGATACTGATAAAAAGCAAGGCATAATTATTGATACGCATACCATTAGTCAAACCTATAAAAGTGGTAATCGTAATACATATGCTATTCAGATTGCTAAGGCGTTAGATTTCCGTAGTAATGTTCGCTTACTTGTAGACCCATATACATTAGGGGCTTGGCTAGGCGATGGAAATAGTATGTCTGCTCAGATTACAACTCATATAAAAGATGTTGCGATTATCAACAAGATTGAGGAAAACGGAGTTCGTGTAAATATCCGACAAAAATCTACGAATGTTTTAAATACACAACTTGAACCGCTAGAGCTTGACGAAAATATTTGTCGTCGAGGCCATGACATGCGTGTCACCGGCAGAAATAGTGTTGGAAGATGCGCAGAATGTGCACGTCAAAGTGCTTTAAAATCCAAATGGAAGGGTGTTAAAGATATTAAAGTAGACCCAGTTATAAAACATTGGGACACGATGCGGAATAAGTTAGTATCTCTTGGCGTACTTGGTAACAAACATATACCAGTATCGTACTTGGAGGCATCAATAGATGACCGATGGGCGCTTTTACAAGGGCTTATGGACACGGACGGTTCGTGCTCAACTAAGGGAATTTGTGAAATAACACAAAAAAATAAACAGTTAGCAAATGATATCTTTGACCTCGTAACTTCGTTAGGGTTGAAACCTGCTATACATACGAAATGTGCAGTGGCTACAAATGGAAAAGCAGGGAATACTAGCACCGTTTATCGGATTACATTTACAGCATATGCAGATTCTCCTGTATTCGCTTTGAAACGTAAACAGGATAGATTGATTAGTAGATCTATTGCCACACGTAAGAGTGAATCAAAACGTCGTAGGATTATTTCTGTTAAACGTGTAGAAAATCGCGAAACAGTGTGTATCGAAGTCGATAGCCCAACACATTTATTCCTAGCTGGCCGTAATCTTATTCCTACTCATAACTCGGACATAATGAATAATGTCCTAGGGCGATACGCTCATCTTGATCCATGCGCGGTTATGATGATTCAACCTACCATTGAATTGGCTCAAGATTATTCAAAGTCTCGTATCTCGCCGATGATTCGTGATACGAAAGTACTTTCACAAGTATTCTACGAAACGAAATCAGAGGACGGTGCCAAGACAAGAGATGGAAAGAATACAATCTTATCTAAGTTATTCCCTGGTGGTCGTCTTATCATGTGCGGTGCTAATAGCCCGGCCGGATTGGCATCACGTCCTGTACGTGTGCTACTAGCGGACGAAGTAGACCGCTTCCCTGATAGCGCTGGCACAGAAGGTGACCCAGTAGACCTTGCTGCCAAACGTATGACAACGTTCTGGAATAGGGTAATGGGATTATTCTCTACGCCAACGAATGAAGGCAGCTCACGAATCGATGTAGAGTATCAAACAGGTACGCAAGAAGAGTGGCAACATGAGTGTCCTAATTGCGGTGAGTACCATTTGATACGGCATACTGAAATGGAATGTGAAACTGAGGAACACAAGGATGCCAAAGGTCGGAAAATTGTTATAGTTAGCGATGTGAAATGGCGGTGCCCTGATTGCGGATCTACATTCTCTGAAGACGAAATGCGGAAAGTTCCTCAGAAGTACATATCGAAAAACCCTGCTGCGTTGCATAATGGCATACGCAGTTTTTTTGTAAATGGATTCACCTCGCCCTGGCTAACTTGGAATGACATCATGAGGGAATGGTTAGAGGCTAAAGGCGACCCTACTCGTGAAAAGGTAGTTATGAATACTCGATTTGGAGAATCCTATGCACAACAAGGTGCCTTTGAAGACTATCAACAATTCATTAGGCGCCGTGAAAAGTACGGCGCAGACCTTCCTGATGGTGTATTACTGCTAACCGGTGCCGTCGATACACAAGACAATCGGTTAGAGTATGAAATCACTGGTTGGGGATATGGTGAAGAATGTTGGGGCATCTGTAAGGGCGTTATCTTAGGTCAGCCTGATAATAAAGCAACATGGGATGCACTTGATGCGGTGCTTGATAAGGTATACCGATTTAAGAACGGCACAGGCCTTAAAGTAGCGCGTGCTTTCATTGACTCAGGCGGTCACTACACTTCCAAAGTATATGAATATTGCGAAAAGAACTTCAGTAAGCAACGATTTGCCATCAAAGGTACGGCCGGAACACCTGGTATACCGTTAAATTATAAGATTGGTAAAGCTTCAGGAAGTAAGATTCCGCTTGTAATGCTAGGTGTTGACGATGGGAAACAACAGGTAATGAACCGGTTAGCTATCGATGAACCTGGCGCTAAATACTTTCATTTCCCATTGGACGAAGAATTTCTAGGAACTAGAGGGTATGACGAGTTGTATTTCAAGGGGATTATTTCAGAACACAAGAAGAAAGTGAAACGTAAAGGCGTTATCCATGAAATATGGGAGCCTACTGCAGGAGTTCGTAACGAACCTTTGGACTTACGCGTATACAACTTAGCTTGTATGAACTCAATCCATCCTGATTGGGATAGATTGGCGGAAGTAGTCAAAGGCGGAGGCCATTCTACTACAACAGTGACTAATCCGCGGAAGAAACCAATGAGGAAACGCGTTCGTAGAGCTAGTAAGGTAGCAGATATTTAGGAGGATGTATGGCAACTAGTTATTCAAGAAAGCCAAGACTAATTGACGTGCGATTAGAATGGTACGTCAAAGCTGAGGAAGCGATATTGACTGGCCAAAGCTATACCATAGGAAATCGGACTCTTACAAGAGCAAATTTAGCAGAAGTAAGAAAAATGATTGATGATTTAGTGGCAAGAGGCGCTAAATTACCGGGTATGGATACAGATAATGGACGAGGAAACCGGTCAAAACGTGTTGTTTTTAGAGATTAGGAGGGCAAAATGGCAAGAAAAAATAAGAAATTTAGCGCTAAAACAGGCACTCCGAGGGCTAAAAATAGCGGATATAGTGAGGGCGGAGCCTCTCATAACAATAAATCTTTAAAGGGATATAACCCTAAAAAACTAGGTTATAAGGCCGATATCGGTGCGAATTTATCAACTTTACGTGATAGATCCGCAGATTTAGCTATTAATACGCCAGTCGGCACAGCTGCAATCAATACAAGCACCACTCATACAGTTGGTGCAGGCCTTAATGTATTCCCTAGACCTAAATTTCAAATCTTGGGGATATCTGCAGAGGACGCCAGAGTGTGGGCGCGTAAGGTTCGAGCTGAGTTCGACTTATGGGCAGACTCAAAAGACTGTGATATTTATCGCAAAAATAATTTGTACGATATGCAAAGTATCGCATATCAAGGGTATCTTACTGATGGTGATAGTTTTGCGGTATTTAGACGTAAACCAAGTACACCAGATATGCCATATACATTACGGCTTCAATTAATTGAAGGGAATCGAGTAAGTAATCCACTTACGAGCTCCACATATGTTACAGGAGACCCAACTGGCGTTGAAGCGCTTAATCCGGATAACGGAAATCGTATATTGAATGGTGTGGAAATTGATACTGACGGCGCAATTGTAGCCTACTGGGTATCCAATCAAGTCCCTGGTGAGCCAATTACAAGCCTGTTGACTGCATGGGCAAGAGTCGAAGCATATGGAAAGCGTACTAGCATTCCGAATGTACTACAAATTAGTAATGATACTAGACCTGAGCAATATAGAGGGGTACCTTATTTAGCGCCAGTTATTGAAACGCTAAAGCAAGTGTATCGATACACAAATGCAGAACTTACATCTGCCATTATTAAATCGTACTTTGCATTATTCTTTACTGAAGCTGTTACTAATTCAGGGTCGTTAAATGATATGTTGGCCGATAATGGCGTTGAGGATCCAACAGAACCAGTTGTTGATGTATCAGAATACAATTTAGGACCTGGTACATTAAACGCCTTACCGAAAGGTGTGGATGTAAAGAGTGTGGATGCCTCCAACGCTCAATCTACTTTTGAAGTATTTAGTACTCAACTCATCAAACAAGTAGGTGCTGCACTTAACCAGCCCTACGAAGTATTGATGAAGAACTTCAACTCCTCGTATTCTGCAAGCCGTGCAGCAATGTTACAGGCTTGGGAAGAATATAAACTACGTCGCAAGTGGTTCGCTCGTGATTTCTGTCAGCCTATCTATGAGGTTTGGCTAATGGAAGCTGTAGCGAATGGCCGAATAGAGGCACCTGGTTTCTTTGATGATCCATTAATTCGAAAAGCATGGTGCAATGCTGATTGGTTTGGACCGACTATGTCCATCCTTGACCCAGTTAAGGATATGAATGGTAGTACACTTCGCGTTGAAAATGGAGTTTCCACTCGCGAACGTGAAGCGGCAGAAATGACAGGGACAGACCTTGAAGAAAACATTGTACAACTTGCATTTGAAAAGCAACTCATGGAGAAATACGGCATGGGGCTAGCTGATGCGGTAAATCCTTCCGTTGGCTCTAAATCTACAACGAAAGGAGGTGAAGAGGATGAATAAATTTTGGTCTGTTAAGAATTTTGTAAATCAAGATGGTACCGGTCAATCTGAATTGATTTTGTATGGTGATATTTCTGATACCTCTTGGTGGGGTGATGAAATTACACCTCGTGAATTTGCAAGTGATTTGGCTAGTTGTAATGGCAATGCCTTAACAATGCGTATCAACTCTGGGGGTGGTGACGTATTCGCGGCACAAGCTATCCACAATATGATCAAAGCCTATGCTGGAAAAGTAACAGCACACATTGATGGCTTATGCGCGAGTGCAGCTACAATTATTGCATGTGCGGCTGATAAGGTAATCATGCCAAGCAATGCTCTGTACATGATTCACAATCCATCTGTATTTTTAGGCGACAGCTTTGACGCGGACGGACTAACTAAAATGGCGAATTATTTGGAAAGCGTTAAACAAACCATTGCAAATGTTTATCTAAGTCGTAGCGATGTTTTGACGCCTGAGCAGATAAATACACTTATGGATGACGAAACGTGGCTTACAGCGGACGAGGCGAAGTCCTACGGCCTAATTGATGAAGTAGACACGGCGATTACTGATAAGGCTGTTATGAATGACGGGATGGTTATCGTTAACAAAGTATCTTGCAAATATTCGGCCAAAAATGAAGCCAAAATCAAACAATTTTTAAAACATAAGGAGAAACCTATGACTGAAAACCAATTCATGGCAAGCTTAAAAGGTTTGCTCGGTATTTCTACAAACGAACCTGCGGAAAATGCAGCAGTAACAGCAGAACGTGAACGCGTTGAAACCTTAAATGCACTAAAAGGGAACAATGAAGTTATCAATCGTTTAGTAGATGTGGCTGTTAAAGAAGGTAAAACTGTAGATGAAGTAACACCTTTCATCTCCGCCGTATCCGATATTCCTGTAACTGATAACAAAGTAGTCGACCAAATTCGACAATTGGTTATCGATCAAATGGAATCCGGTGCGGATGAAGTGGTACCTCAAGGTGCATCTACACCAGAAACCAATGATGCAGTAGCTAAAGCTAGTGCAATTGATGAAGTTGTAGCATTTGCAAATGCTAAGAAAGGCGGTAAATAATGGCGTATTTCGAACAAGTAAATGGCGTCGCAGCTGACTACCTATTAGGTGGTGGCGGTGTGCCTGTATTAACTCAAAATGTAAAAGCAGCAGTTGGTGATTACAAACGTGGCCAAGTTCTTGAAAATAATGCTGGCACATTCCAAAAAATTGCAAGCGGTAAACCTGCGGGTATCGTGGTAGCTGATACTACTACAACTACTGATCACAATGTAGTGACTGTATATGTCTCCGGTCGCTTTAATCGTGAAGTATTGGTAGTTGACAAAGCTTACAAAATTAATGAACATGAAGCGGATTTTAAAGACGCTCACTTATTCTTAACTAGCATTAAATAGGGGGAACTATATAATGGCAATTGATTTCAAAGATACGTTATCTTTAATGCAAGCTGTAGAACGAATGAAAACTCCGGCAAGTTTCTTGCTTGATACTTTCTTCCCACAAGTTCCGGCAGTTGCAACTTCTAAAAAAATCGCAGTAGAAACTCGTAAACGTGGTCGCACTCTAGCACCTTTTGTATCTCGTGGCGCATCTGGTGTAAATGTTAAACGTGCCGGCTCTAAAATTGCTTTATATGAAGCACCTATGATGGGTCCTCGTACAGTAATTGATCCTGAGCAACTCGACCAACGTGCATTTGCGGAAAATATTGTATCTACAATGACACCTGCACAACGTGCGGCACAAATGCAAGCTGAAGATTTGTCTTATTTGCAAGGCACAATCATCAATCGTAAAAACAAAATGGCGGCCGATTTGCTTACCACTGGTAAATGCAAAATCGAAGGTTATGCTGATGACGGCGCGACTGTTCTAACTGATGAAATTGATTTTGAATTTGAACAAGACATCACACCTACTACTGCATGGGACCAAGCTGGTGCCGATATTTATGGCGACTTGAAAATGGCGTCCGAAAAAATTCAGGAAAACGCAGGAATCGTACCAACTGTATTAGTTGTCGGTAAGAATGTTGAAAAATATATTCTTGATAACGCATCTATCAACAAGATGTTGGCTATTCCTAATCGTGAAAACATGACAATGTTTAACTTTGCGCCTGAATACTTATCTCCACAAGTTCGATATGTTGGCCGTATCATGTCCTTAAACATTGATGTGTATGCATATCTTGAAACATATCAAGATGATGAAGGCAAGGTAAAATCCTTTATCGGTGATGATGCTGCAGTATTAGGTGTACCTGGTCGTGGCCGTCAACAACATGCAGCAGTAACATTGCTTAACGATGACAACCAATTCACAACATATGCAGGTATTTATGTACCTTATTACTATGCTAATAAAGCTACACAAGAATTAACATTGTCTGTATATTCCCGTTGCGTATTGATTCCTGAAACTATCGACGATTGGGCTACTATTAAGACTAAATAGGGGGTAACCTACTTATGAAAATTAGAGTATTAAAGGGATATTTAGCACATGAAGGCGAGATGTACGGCAAGGGGGAAGTAGTCGACATCAAAAAGAAAGCGATTGCGTTATCTTTGCTTGAATCTGAAAAGTTTGAATCTGCTGAAGATGATCCTGCTGAAGTACAGAAACCATTGGAAGTCGTTCCAGATGAACCGGAAGAAGAAATGGAATTACCTGAAGTTGATGCGGAAGTTACGGTGAAAAAATAATGCGATTTAGAGATTACCTAGAAAGCGATATTGACGATGTATTCCTCAATGAAGACGAATTCGCCGAAGGGCATAATCTAAATGGCACAGTAGCTAAAGCGGTTATTCAATCGCCAACGGCGAGGGAGTCATTCCTATCGAATGGCTCTCACGTATCAAATGACGGATTGCACGGGGTGTCTGTATTTGTGCATTGCAAACTAACGGACATCCCTGAAATTCCATCGCAGGGGAACGTATTCCGATTAGACGAGGACGTTTACGTCGTTCAAAGTGCAACGGAAGAAGATGGGTTAGTATCCATTGAATTAAGAGCAGAAGCTAGAGGCGGTGTTGACGGATGGTTGAGCTAGAACTTGATAAAAGTGCAGTGGCAACAATTGAAAAAGCACTGGAAACGTTAAAAGAAGATAGAGTTCGACGTGTCTGCCAAGCCGCTTCAAAGCGTGCCGCAACAACTGCAAGAAAAGCAGGTACGCAAGCACTACGCAATATCTATGCCATTAAAGGTGTATCGGTTGTAAAGTCCGGTGTATCTATCAATAAATTGAATGATGGCACAGAAATGCGTATCAAAGGTGGCTATACTAGCGCTCAAAAGTACTTCAAAATTAAATCACTTAAGCGAAAAGGTGTGTTTGTATCGATTAAAAAAGGTATAGAAACAAAGGTACCAAACGGCTTTGTTAGTGCATCCGGTATCTTTATGAAACGCCAAGGCAAGGGCAGATATCCGTTAAAGGGAATATATGGGCCAGCCTTACCGCAAATGTTTGGTAATGAAACTGTTATGAATGCCATGCAAAAAGAAGGCATGGAAATGTATGAAAAGCGCTTATATCACGAATTAGAGCGCGCGTTAGGAGGTAACTAATGACGCCATTAGATGTATCAGATGGTATTGCTAAATATCTCATGAATGAGTTACGAAAGCTGAATGAAAACAGTGATGTTACCGAAAGGCCTATTCGAGTATGGAGCGGTTTCTTACCAAGAGTGGATAAGAATGAAGACAAGCGCAAATTATGCCCAGCCGTAGTAGTGCATCCGTACTCTGTTAGTGATGCAGATATTTCGACGGTAGGTATTACTGTATTGGTAACTACTTATGATGAAGCCTTAACTGAAGGCCATGTCGGACTATATCACCTATTAGAGGTAGTGCGTGAGCGGTTGTTATCTGATAATCCGGTAGCACTTAAATATGAAATTAAGGAGAATACCATTAATACAACGATTCCTGATGATCAACCATACCCTCAATGGGTTGGGTATCTTGAATTTGAAGTGTATATTCCTGTTATTCGTAGGAATCTAAATAAGATATTCACGGATAACAAATTAATTGAATAGGAGACAACGATGAACCCTGTTGTATATGTTGGGCCTTCGTTCCGCAGTAGCCGGCTAAACCAATTCATGGTATTTAGCGACGGTGCACCACTGCCGGAAGCAGAAGACCCTATTTTTATGCATTTATTTGTGCCTTTAGATGAGCTTAATCAGGCAATGATTGATGTTAAAACACAAGGTACGCAATTAAATGTATTCTATGTAAACGCATTGAAGAATTATAAAGGAGTGAAGTAAATGGCCTTTTATCATGGCGTCAAAACAAGTGAGCAAGCTACCTCTGTAATTGCTCCTGTCCAAACTACTGCCGGCCTTCCTGTTGTGTTCGGTACTGCACCTGTACACCTTACAGAAGACCCTAGTGCGGTAGTCAATAAGCCAATCATCTGCTACAGCTGGGAAGCAGCTGTTCAACAACTTGGCTACTCTGAAGATTGGGCGCATTTCACATTATGTGAAGCGATGTACGCACAATTCAAATTGTATGGTGTAGCTCCAATCGTATTTGTTAATGTATTGGATCCTGCTAAGCATAAGAAATCCACTACAACAACTGCTACATTGGCAGAAAAGAAATGTGTAGTAAAAGCAGCAGTATTGCTTAATACATTAAAAGTATCTAGTGCTGGCCAAACAGGTGTAGCTAACACAGATTACACGGCAGCATTTGATGACAAAAATCAATTGGTTATCTCTGTTGTAAAAGGTGGAAAGTTTGACGCAGCTACTACCTTAAACCTTACTTATGATGAACTTGATGTAGAAAACTTTGATTATAGAAATGTAATCGGCGGGGTGGATAGTAACGAAAAGGCAACAGGCTTTGAATTGATTGATACAATCTATCATCATTTTGGCATTGTACCTGGTCTTATTGCTGCCCCTGGATTCTCTCAAAATCCTACAGTAGCATCCGTTATGAAGGCAAAATCTCGTGTTATTAACAACTTATTTAGAGCGACAACATTAGTTGATATCGATACTACGCAAGTTGTTAAATACACTGATGCTTATGAATGGAAGAAAGGTAATAGCTATACAGGCGAATCCGAAGTCGTATGTTGGCCAAAAGTTCGTAATGGCGACTATGTGTTCCATATGTCTACACACATTATGGGCATTATGGGTAAATGCGATGCGTCTAATAGCGATATTCCTACGCTATCCCCTTCTAATAAATCTATGAACATCACAGGTTTATGTTTGGCTAATGGCAAGGAAGTTATGCTTACGCATTCTCAAGCGAACTTATTGAACTCTCAAGGTATTATGACGGCCGTTAACATCAACGGTTGGGTATCTTGGGGCAACTATACAGGTGCATATCCTGGCACAACTGATGTTAAGGATACATTTATTTGTGTACGTCGTTTCAATGATTGGGATGACCAAACATTCATCTTAACGTATTGGCAAAAAGTGGATATGCCTATCTTGCCACGTAATATCAAAACAATTCTTGATAGTGAAACAATTCGTCTTAACGGTCTTACTTCTCGTGGCTTTATTTTGGGCGGTCGTATTGAATTTAAAGAAGCAGAAAACCCTACAACAGACTTGTTGAATGGTATTATTCGCTTCCATAAATACCGTACGCCTCCAATTCCAGCGCAAGAAATTGAAAGTATTTCTGAATACGATGTTTCCTATTTCAAAACATTATTTCAAACAGTATAGAAAGGGGTAATTAATCATGGCATCTATCAACCAAGTGCCGGAAGTACTTAATGACTTCCGTGTATATGAAGAAGGTTCTGACAACTGTTTAGGTGTTGCCAAAGTAGAATTACCTAGTGAATCTGTAATGACTCAAACTGTAAAAGGTGTGGGCATAGCAGGTGAAGTAGAAGCGCCAGTTATTGGGCACTACTCTTCTATGGAAACTAAACTTACTTGGAACACTCCAACAGAAACTACACACCGCCTTACAGGTGGCCGTGGCGTGCGCTTAGAAGTACGCGGTGCTATCCAATGTTGGGATAGCGGTAAAGATAAATATGTAATTGTGCCTACACGCGCTGTTATTCGTGGCCGTGCTAAATCCAAAGAAAATGGCACATATGAATCTGGCAATACTATCGATGCAACGAACACAATTGAAACAACATACTTGAAACTAGAACAAAATGGTAAGGTAGTTCGTGAAATCGATAAATACGCATATAAGGATTCTATTTCTGATGGCACTGACTTCCTTGGCGATGTTCGTGCTGCACTCGGTATTTAGTCTGTAGAAAGGACGATCACTAATGAGTAAACAAAGTACTATGAACGAAACAACTGGTATTGAATTAGTAAAAGCAGGTCATTCCTTACAATTTGAAGGAATCAGCGGTTATACATTAATTAAATGTGAGAAGTCTGCAAAGAATGAAGATAGAACTATCACAGTTCCTGCATTATCCATGACGTATCAAGCACATGTAGCAGCTGCTGCATGCGGTTGTAAAGTGGATGATATTTATAGTCTTCCAGCTGCTGATTTTACTAGAGTGTGCTTAGAGGTACAGAATTTTTTGCTCAATTCCGAAAAATAACTGACCTAGAAAGGTATTTTACAGGGTGTGCGATTACGTGTAGTAAATACACAAGCACGTCAATGGATTACTTTATTCGAGAGCTAGACGTGGATGAGTTCATAGTCCACGTTCAGCTCATTAGTGATGGTATCGAGCGTGAGAATAAAGCGATGAAAGGGAGAAAATAATGGCCAATAAAGTCTTAGAAATGGCGATTGCCATTAAAGGTAAACTCGACGGCGGGTTATCTTCCTCTGTATCAAAAGCATCTCAGGAACTCAACAAACTATCAAACGCAATCAAGGACCAACAGGCACAATACAGAAAACTGCAAGCTATCTCACAAAAGTCGGGGAATGTTAGTGACAGGAATGCGGCTATTGCCGCTGAGCAAAAACTGAATTCTATGTTACAAAGACAGGCCCAGTTGAGGTCTAATATTGCAAGTCAGACTGCGCATCAAAATGCAATCAGTAAAATGGGAGGCGCAAGCCCTTTAGCAGGTGCAGCATCAGCCGCACAGGGTGCAAGTGCCGCAGTAAGCGGAGTCACAGGAAAGCTTGCAAATTTCGCTATGGTTGCAGCAGGGGGCTTTGGAATTGGTGCAATTATAGATAACGTTGTAAACGCGGGTGAGGCGCTATACCAATTGTCCAATAAACTACATATGACAACTGCTGAGACGTCGCAATTTAAGAAGATTATGACTTTAAGCGGTGTGGATGTAGAGGTAGCTGCTAAATCTTTTGCCAAAATGGATAAGACTTTGGCCGGTGGTGGTAAAAGTGCTGAAGCATTGCAGGGGTACCTCAGCCAATTTGGTGTATCTTTAACTGATGCAAATGGCAAGTTGTTGCCTATGAACCAACAATTGGACGCAATGGCTAAAGGCTATCAAAATGCGGTAGCACAAGGCCGAGGGCAAGAATTCATGCTTGAAACACTAGGCGCCAAAGGCTTGGAGCTTACTAAAGTATTTGAAAACTATGCAGATGCACAAGCGGCCGCATCACAAATAAAGGGTGTTGGTATAGATCCTAAATCACTTCATGAAATATGGCTACAGATGAACATCCTGAAAGCGGAAGCTACGCAGGTTGCATTAGGTTTGGCTCAGGCGTTTATACCGATTGCCCAGCAAATATTACCGGCACTGATACCGGTATTACAAACCGTTGTAACGTTCATGAAGGATAATAAGGAAGCTATTGCAGCCGTAGTAACAAACGGATTGAAATTAGCCTTACTATATGGTACTGCTACAAAATTGGCATCTGGTATTACTACAATCACTACAGCTTTTAAAGGTGTAGAAACAGCTACGAGTGCCTTTAAAGCCGCTGGCGCATTAATAGGCGGACCTTGGGTAATCGCCATAATGGCGATTATTGCAGCGATATACCTATTAGTAACTAACTGGGACACGATTTGTGCTACCTTAACATCTGTTTGGGATAGCGTATGTTCCGGGCTAAGTTCTATATGGGATAGCGTGTGCTCTGCTTTAAGTTCCGCATGGAGCACCATTATATCTGGTATTATGACTGTGATAAATGGCCTATTAACAATTGGGCTAAGCGTGTTTAATGCATTGAAAGCGGCGGTAATAGCCTACGTAAATTTATGGCTTAACTTACCAACGTATATTGGGATGGCCGTAGGATTTATTATAGGCATTATTTTGCGATTGCCAGTAATTATGGTACAAGTTGGTACTGCTGTTATATCTGCCGTTGTATCATTCGCCACAGAGTGTTATACCTTTGCGGTTACCACTTTTGGGGCTATGGTTGATGGGATTTATAACTTCTTAATTAATTTACCTACCTACATGATTACATTGGGTGCTGAATTCGTAGCGGCAGTTATCTCGTTTGCTTCTGAAGCGTATGCTACGGCTACTTCTTGGATTAGTAACTTAGTTAATGATGTTATTAATTTCCTTGTGAACTTACCTAGTGCCTGTGCAGAAGCCGGAGCGGCGTTTGTAGCAGCTGCAGAGCAATGGGCAAGTGATGCCTATAATGCTGTGGTAAACTGGGTAAGTCAAATCCCGAGTGCGGTATCTAACGCAATTGCAGGGGCGTGGGCAAGTATTAAGGCCCAATTTAGTGGAGGTTTCACAGTTGGTGTTTCCGCCGCTGGAGGTAAGGCGTATGCTAATGGTGGTGTAATTACATCTCCAGAAGTTGCATTGATTGGTGAAGCCGGATATCCTGAAGTCATTGTCCCTATTGATGGTAGTGCTAATGCGATGAATTTATGGCAAACGGCTGGACGAATGCTAGGTGTGAGTGGAGCGCAGACTGCTGCAGCACCTACTGTATCATTAGCACCTAGCGTGCCTGTGACGTCCTCATCTAGTAATAGTGGGGCGCCTGTACAAATTACATTCGCTCCTGTCATTAATGCTGGTAATGGTTCAACTGATGATATTATGTCAGCATTAGATGCAAAAATGCGTGAATTTGAACAAATGATGCGTAGCTATACCACTGGGCAACGGAGGTTGAGTTATGACTAGTTATACAACAATACAAGGGGATATGTGGGACTTAATCGCCTATAAGGTATATGGTAACGAACGATACATTAATTTATTGTTAGAATCCAATCAAAAGCACCGTAATACGGCGATATTTTCCGCAGGTGTTGTGTTAACATGCCCAGATGTTCCTGCTGATTCCTTACCTGAATTCTTACCACCCTGGAGGCGATAGTACATGAGCTTACAAAAGAGCCTAGCTAAGGTCCAAAAATGGAAGAAAGATTTAACACCACAAACGAAACTAGCACGGCGGGCATGGTGTACAATCGGCTACCAACATTGGGGGAGTAAGGAGTCTAAGGACATCACCGACGATATTAGTAAATACCTTCTTGATGTAACTTTCACAGATAACCTTTCAGGAACTGTAGACGACGTGGCTATCTCATTAGAGGATAGGGGCCGTCTATGGGTCGGTGATTGGTATCCTGTAAAAGGATCATTACTAGAAGTCGCTATTAATACAGTAGCATGGGAGAAATTAGGGGATGAACAATTTACATTACCAATCGGCAAATTTGAAATTGATGAATTCGAGGGCAGTAGCCTTCCGGATATAGTCAAAATCAAAGGGGTTGCTATTATCGGTAGTACTGACTTGCGGGAGAAAAAGAAAGACAAATCGTGGAAAGATACAACACTTAAAGCGATTGCTACCGAAAAGGCAAGCGATAATAAATTAAAATTGGTTTGGGACGCGGATTTTGACCCACCGTTAAAAGATGCCTCTCAAAGTGCTGAATCAGACCTCGCATTTTTGCAGAAACTATGTAATGATGCGGGGTTTTCTCTTAAGGTATCCACTGAACAGTTGATTATATTCGATGATTACAAATATGAAAATGTAAAGCCTAAAGTCATTATTCGTAGACCAGGTGGTAAATATCAACCTGTACAAACTAAAGAAGGTGAACAACCGCCTTTGATCATTACTAGGGGGATATCTTATTCGTACAAGAGTAAAACTCGTGAAGTATATCGAGCATGCCATGTGAAATATACAGATAAGGATAAGAAAACTGTGATTGAGGATACGTTTGAAGATCCTGACCGTAAGGGGCATACGTACCTTGCCGTATTGGAAGTCAATGAACAGGTGAAAGACAAGGCTGAGGCGACTAGACTTGCTAAGAAGAAGCTTAGAGAAGCTAATAAAGAAGCGGATACAATGTCTTTTAGTTTCCCTGGGAATCCTCTTATTATGGCATCGGTTACTGTTAAGCTCGAAGGTTTTGGGGTGTTCGATGGTAATTATTTAATTACTAAAGCGACACATACATTAGGGTCTAATTATTCTACGTCGATTGATGTAAGGAGGTGTTTAAATGGCTACTGATTCTATATTATCGACATTATCGGATATGATATTTATCGGAAATGTAGCAAGTACAATTCCAGAAGAGGGTAAAGCCGTAGTTACGCGCCTCGATAGAGAAGGTGTCGTAACGGCACCATTATCTGTCATTAATCGAGGCGCAGCACACGATAAGGACTATTGGATGCCAGCTATTGACGACCAGGTATTATGTATTATGCTACCAAATCGGTCAGGTCGTGGCTTTTCTGATGGATTCATTATTGGAACGTTCTTTAGTAGTGCGGATCCAACTCCAGGTGGAGCAGATAATGGTAAACGTGTGCTCACTGTTCCTGGAGATATGACGCTCAATGTTGGTGGTACGTTATCCATCAATGCAAGTAGTGGTGATGTAGTGGTTAATGGTATTTCCTTAGTTCATCATGTGCATGGCGGTGTAGTGTCTGGCGGTTCTACAACAGCCGGACCAAAATAGGAGGTATAGATGTATATCGGATATTTAGCGGATATAGTATTCTATACCGCATTAGACAATGTTCTCACTGTATCTGACGTAACGCGTTCAGGTAGTGCTAGATGGGAGAAACACAATCTGATGTTAGAAAAGCCGGTTAAACAATTTAGTGGGCCGGACGTAGAACAGATTACCTGTAAGATTCTTATTTCTGCATCGCTTGGACAATCTCCGGAAAGTACTGTTAAGAAGTTGCGAAAGTATCGTGATACAGGGGCCGTATTGCCGTTTATTATCGGTGGTAAGCCTATTAGCCAAAACTACTTTGTTATCATGTCTATGAGTGAAGATAATCTATTTACAGATGCCTACGGTAAGACACAATCCATTGAGGTATCTCTAACTCTTGAAGAATATCCGGACAAGAACACCGTAGAGGAAAAATCTCTTCTTAATAAATATGGTAATACATTTAATCAGGTTAATACGATATTACGGAGGTTCTAGCCATGTCAGCAACGTATGAAATTAAACCAGCTACGGACAATAGAATATCGCTAGCACCTGAAAGTGAAGTTGCTGAGATTTTGCAAAATGTGCAAACGATTATTTCTACCGTTCGTGGTAGTGTGCCACTAGATAGGGAGTTTGGTATTGATGGCCGTATTATTGATATGCCTATCCATCAAGCTCAAGCGCATCTATCTAATGACATATTTCAACAAATCAAACGGTACGAGCCTCGTGCCAAAATTAGTGATATATCATTTTCTGCCACACAAAATGGTGCGTTGATTCCGAAAGTGATGGTGACTGTATGAGACTATCTGATTTACCTAATGTTGAATTCTTTAATACAGATAAAGAGCATATTCAACAAAAGGTATTTGATATTTACACAACAATAACAGGGCGAACTCTGGGAGAGGGCGACCCTGTTACTTTATTTTTAAATGTAATTTCGGAAATTATAATCCGATTATTAAATGATGCCAATTATGCAGCAAAGCAAAATTTATTAGCCTACGCAGAGGGAGATAACTTGGATCACGTAGGAGCTGTTCCTGCCGCCGTTGAGCGGTTACAGGCAACAAAAGCTACCACAACGCTTCAGGCCACTTTGTCTGCAGTACGTACAAGCTCAGTTATTATCCAAAAGGGGACTAGGGTATCTACTGGAGGTGGCGAATATTTTGCTACTGTTGAGGACTTAGTAATTTTACCTGGACAACTCAGCGGTTCCGTAAAAGCTGAGGCACAAATTGCCGGGGCGCGGGGCAATGGGTTTAAGCCAGGTGAAATAAGCACAATCATTGACCCTATAGCTTATGTAGATACGATGCGTAATATAACTTTATCTGAAGGCGGGTCGGATACAGAGGATGACGAATCGTATCGCGAACGTATTCATGAGGCCCCAGAATCGTTCTCTGTAGCAGGACCTGAAGGGGCGTATGAGTATTTCACAAAATCTGCGTCGCACCTTGTGGCAGATGTAGGAGTATCTTCTCCACGTCCAGGGGAAGTTAATATTTATCCCTTATTAGCAGGAGGAGGACTTCCAGGGCAAGAATTACTCAAGACTATTACGGATTATTTATCTGATAAGAAACGTAGACCTCTGACTGATAAGCTGACTGTATTAGCGCCTACTACTACGCAATATAACATCGACGCTAAGTACTATATTGAAAAAGGCGCTGATGCAACGGTGGTAAAAGCTAAGGCAGATAAAGCCGTCAATGATTATGTAATATGGCAAAAGTCAAAATTAGGCCGTGATATAGTGCCTAGCCGATTGGTGCAAATGCTTATGGATGTAGCAGGAATTAAACGTGTTGAAGTAACGACGCCCGTATTTACTCCTATTGCAGCGCAAAGTGGAGTAGCAGTAGCTAATACAATCGCTGTAGTATTAGCAGGAAGTGAGGAAGAATGATACTTGATAGTAAGTATACTAGTGCGGATCATCTTCCGTCCTCAATCGATAAGGAACCAATTAAGCCCCTTGCTAAAACTTGGGATGATATGCTGGCCGAATTTATGAATACATCTACCCTACTATTATGGTCGTCTATTGATACTGAATCAGAGAGTGTAATTGATCATCTAGCATATCAATTACACGTGGATGACTATGACAGCGGGCTACCGATAGAGACTAAACGCGAAATGGTGAAGAATTCAATTGATATTCATCGCCATAAAGGCACGCCATATGCTGTTGAAAAAGCCGTACAGACTATATATTCAGATTCGAAAATAGCAGAATGGTTCGAGTATGGAGGTAAGCCTTATTATTTTAAGGTTACGCTCATTACAGCGCCATTAACCGGTAAATCGGATATTGTTAAGCTTATACGCGCTATCAATGCCGCCAAGAATGTACGGTCCTGGTTAGATGGTATTGAATTCATTCGCCGAATTAACTTCAATAAATATTTCGCCGGGTGGTGCGGTGTATCTAAGAAAGTGAATATCAAGTGTGACTTTACAAATGCATGGCGCATTAATTTGAATGCCCATGTAACGTCTTACACAGTTGAATCAAAGAAAACGAAGATTAATGTAGCGCTAGATAATAGCGTTAGATAGGAGGAATATATGGCAGAATGGTCAAATGCAACCATGACTGATGTTGGTGCTGCTTTGCAAGCAAAGGTAAATGCGGGCAAGACTAAACTGACATTCACGAAAATTAAAGTCGGTAGTGGTGTTAATGCAACGAATCCATTGGCATTAACTGATGTAATCTCCTCTAAATGGGAGACTACTAATTTTGTAGTTAAGCTAGAAGGTAAAATTGTAAGCGTTGATACAGTTATAACTAATACTGGCATACATGAAGCTTTTCGAATGTCTGAAATTGGGTTATTTGCACAAGATCCTGATAAGGGCGAAATATTGTATGCATACCTTACGGACCCTGAACCGGACAGAATGCCGGCAGAAAGTGGCTCAGTAGTTGTATCTCAAGAATTAACCATCGGAATGGTATTTAGTAATACAGGAAATGTATCGCTAACTGTTAATATAGGTGCGTTGATAACACGTGAGCAGTTAACAGAAGCAATTAAACAACATAACACAGATATTTCATCTCACCCTCCTATTACAGACCAAATTAAAGCAATCCTCGGTAGTGCTAACTGGAAAGACTCTCCGGCAA